TGTTTCGAGCTAACTGTAATCTATGTAATTTGGCTGATGTTCACAACGTTGGCTTTCATCCGCATACGCCAGCATGTAAGCAGATATATGATCAAGATATTACTAATATTGGCGATGCAGTTGATAGTCCGCGTATTGAGAATCGAGTCGAATGGCGTAATCCAATAGAAATTTTAGGATTAGACATTGGAGATATAGAAGTTACAGCAAGTTTTAGACTGACCTTTAAGGAAAAATATACAAAAATAGTTGAGTACATAAGATCCATAGTTTTCGAGAAGAGTGTTAGTCGAATTTTTTCACCTCCACCTGTTCAAGTAGAATGCCCAATATGTCGTGGAATCAAAGCGCCTCATGCTAGATGTGAAAATGCCCATTGGGTTTGTGAACACTGTTATGACGCTATTGAGACGGAAGCTATGACTCATCACGCAAATGGAGGACCACTTATTGTTAGATGCCCTATGTGTCGATCACCTACACAACACGAGTACCAAGATGTTAGGGTTAGTGAGTTAGAAGAATTTGTAGCCTGGAAATACGTTAAGGATTTACCATCTAAAGTAAGAAACTATATTAGGAATCAGGACTTTAGTAACCCAATTACTATTGTTAAGTGGTATATCGGTGTTGTCTCATTCATTGTCTATGCTAGTACACTTATTGAGAGCGGATTTATGTGTCTGAAGAGGTCAGAAATGTACAATACCTGGTCAGAAGCCGATGGATATACAGAGAGATTCCAACCCGTTATAACAGGACCGATTCCAATTTATAAAGTTGGAGTTAAAGGAGAAAATAATCCATGGATGAGTTGGAAGTATAGCGATTATAGTTTATTACCACATAAAAACTATGCTATTTTTGATAAACTCGTTGGTGAAGTGCAGAGTGATACCGTTAGTACATTTAAACCGAGGAACAAAGAAGAGTGGATTTTGGATTTCCCGCAACCTGGAGAACGAATCTCACCAATGTTGGTTAGAGATGAAAGGAAGAGTGGGATAGACCAGTACGTTATAACGATTGGAAAAAAGACCTGTCATGACAATAAGTGTTGCCACGCAACACCAGAATTCTTTGATGTAAATGTGTATTGGGATATGGATGCGAAGAAGTGGATCCTGGATTTGGCTGGCAATGTAAGTATAGATGATTTGGAGTGTGAATATATAGGATCGGATGGTAAGAAGGGATTTTGTATATTCGGAAATAAACATTCGCGCGCTAGGTTTTTAAACTTGTTTGCGTTGAGTAGGCAATTGGACATTGAATATGAGCTCAGGAATTTTGATGAAATGCAGAGAATGGGCGAAATGTGGAGAATGCCAATGGAATATGTGTCTCCTTTACTTCATGATCAAATAGAAGATGCTTATGCTGATATAAGAAAGAAGGTTGAAGAAGCTAGTGCATTGAACGAATGGCAAATCGTAAAAAAATTTGGCCGTAATATGATAAGCACAGCTTGGACTTCAATGAAAAGAATTATCAAAATAGGACTCTTGATTGCATCAGCTATTGGAACAGTGGTAGGTTGTTGTAGACTGTTTCGATCATTTTATAGAGATACAGAAGTAGTGGAACAACAAGAACAAGATTTCATAGAGCCACAGCTTGCACCAAACTATAGCTATAACAACAAGAATTTGGCTGCAGCTAAGAAACCGATCAGGACAATAAGACCGAC